AAACCTTAATGCGTCATACGGTGGAAGTTCTGTAGTATTTGATTATGCGTTTGCAGAATATACAAAAAATTACAACTACCCAGACTTAGGCTCATGGTCTCAGGCATCATTAGATAATGTTATTGTAGAAGATAACTACTTAACTACGCCAAAGTTTTCTATTCCTCAAGTCTTTATAAACGATACTACTAAAACAGAACAGATGTTGTTTACTGATTGTGCAGTAATTCAAAACGAGGATGAGTTATTTTTAAACCTCAGACCATCTACAAGTTGGAACAATGTCAACTCTTATTTGTATTTTGATAAGTTTAATTTAAATGGACAACAAATTCACGCATTCTACGGAATATTTAAAAAGCCAGACGTATATTCTGGAACAGAAGTTCTTATGCGTTTAGAAGATCAGGCTTCAAATTATTTTTCTATTGAGTGCGTTGGAAACGATGTTAGATATATTTTAAAATATGGTGAAGATGATCCAGTAACAATATATGAATCATTCTCAGTTTCTAATGAATCCCCATTTGCTGTTGGATTAGAGATAGATGTTTTCAGAGATACTTTTGGTGGAAACGTTACTTCATTTTTTACCAACTCTAATCTTTCTTTGTATATTGGCGGAACAAAGAATTTTGATAAAACGTTTACGGGTAATATTTATAAAATAGGTTTATGTTCTGAAAAGAATGTTAAGGATATTGCAAATCTATTTGATGAAATTGGTGTGCCAAAAGATTATGAGAATATATTTAATTTATACGGACCTGGAGTTGACTACGATGGCGGAACGGCAGATCAAACATTCTGGACTTACATTCTTAATGGCGGTACATATGCAGACTTCTTAACTATCCAGTTACAGGCCCATAAGCCAAGTTGCGCTATTGCCCCTAAAGATTATTTTGATAATTTTTATTTAGACACAGACTTTAAGGGATCTTGGAAAGACTATGTACCTTTATCGTACTTTGGTCAATATATCACTGATGAGTATGGGGATAGTAAATTTGGATTAGATTTTATACAGTTTAATATTAATTATCCAGCACCAACAAAGTTTAAGGAAACAGAAGTTATAAGTGAAGATGGATGGCTTTATTCTGAACTTGCAGCAGAATATTCTTATCCAGCACAAAGAACCTACGAATCTCTTGATAACTTTTTATATACTGGGTATGTTGATTATCAGGATTTAGCAGAAAAATCTATCAAGACATATTCTTATGATACATCAAGTTCTATTTTAAAAACATATATAACTTTTGAATATCTAGAAACTGGAGCCAACGCAGTAGATGGATTTTTTGTCAATACGCAAGATGTTCCAAAAAATGGAGTGATCACACCTGGAAGTGAGTGGGTAAACACAAAGTATGAGGTTGTTGATAATATAATTATTTATCCACCTAAAGGTGTTGATTTTAATAAAATTGCTATTGTTATGCATCTTGAGTTTGACGTTGAAGGTGTAAAGTATCAACCAATTAAAATTAAAAACTTGCAATTAGCATCTCAGGCATTTAATTATAATACAGCAAACAACGTCGGTACAAGATTTGGAACTAACGTATATCCATATGTTAATAATGGATATTATTATAACTATAAAGCCAAAAATCCTTTTACTATTTATAAAGGATCTTCCCCATATCTTTATCTAACTAGACATTCGGGATTAGAAATCCGTGGCGACTACGATCCACAGATTAATCGTGGTGTTGCTATACCAGTTAATGCCAATAAGTCACAAAATTATGAAGTGATGGCTATGCAATCTTTGGTTAGGTTTAATGGGGACTTCTTCCCATATGCTCCTACACAAATTATGCAAATTAATGCAAAAGCAAAAACAATTAAATTTTATATGGTTGCAAATCATCCAACAGGCAAAAGAGCAAAGATATATGCTATAGACGGTAATACAGGTGCCCTATACAGTGGAATTGTATTTTACTTAAATGGTAAGGTTGTCAAAGAACCAGTTATTAATATTAATGAGTGGTCAATGCTAGGCATAGGCTTCCCAAGCATTTTAAATTTCAAATCTTACGCTGGATCAATTATGATAAATGGTCCTATTATTTTTAATAGTTTGTCTTATTATCAGACAACAAATCTACAGGCAATTCAGACTGTAACTCAGAGACCTTGGGCAAGAGTAAAGTTTGCTGCCGATGGCCTATTTGATTGGGAATACTGGAACGACTATTTCTTGTGGCAGGGAGTACTTGTTCAGTCCTCAGTAAGTTACTACGGTGTAAATCCATCAGACCTATACAAGGCCTACACAGGAACAAATAAAATTATTATTGACGATAGTCGTGTATTTAGCATCAATGGGTACGAATACTCTATATTTAAAGACCTAACATGGCAATCACAAATCTCAGATCCAGTATAATATGGTATACTGGTGGTTATGAAAAACAAAGATCAGTCACTTTTTGGTAAAGACGGAAAGCCACGCATGCCAGGCCAGATTGGCGAAACTAAGGTAACTTTAATAGATAAACAGTATGACTGGGGTATCTACGTATGGAAGAAGGCTAACGGTAAGTGGTTTACAGATGGTCAAGGAAATATTTTAAATATTCCTTCAATGAAGGGTGATCTTGGTAAGATTGCAGAATTAAAGCAAGCAGCAGCATATTATGGAGAGCCAGATGGCGAAGCATATTTTTTCGCTGGTATGGGTAGAGTCACTGACGAAGAGTATTCTGAGCAAGTAGATAGAATGAAGGCTGGCTTAATTCCAAACCTAAATGACCTAGGTGCTGTTCAGGCAGCAAAAGATACAATTGCTAAATATGGAGATGAATAATGGACGAAGATCAAGTTTTTATTAGTGCAAATATAGATACCCCAACAAGTTTTATGGATCAGTTTAAGCAGGATGATCCATTCAATAAGAACTGGTCAGAGATCAAGACATATGCAGGACTCGACAATAACTTTAAGCGTCGTGCAAATAGGCTAACCGAAAAAGCAGAAGCACCAGAAAATATGCAGGGGTACATTGATTCTGCAAGAGCAGAAAGCACTGGTATTAATGGAGCAAAGTCTAAAGAGATAAATCCTGGCACAGTATATAGAAATGCCTATGGTTTGTTTGATGTAATTACACCACCATGGAATGTTTATGAACTTGCAAACTTTTACGACACATCATTTGCAAACCATGCTGCAATTGATGCAAAGGTAGAAAATGTAGTTGGTTTAGGATATGATTTTGAAGTATCTCCTAGCACCATGTTGAGACTTGAGTCAAATCAAGATTCTGAACAGGTTAATAGAGCAAGAAATAGAATTGAACGTGCAAAGATTGAAATGCATCAGTGGCTTGAATCATTAAATAATGATGATTCTTTTACTACTACAATGACAAAAGTTTATACTGACATGCAGGCAATCGGAAACGGATACCTTGAAATTGGTAGAACGACACGTGGAGAAATTGGATATATTGGACATATCCCTGCAACTACAATGCGTGTACGTCGCCTACGTGATGGATATGTTCAGATTATTGGACAGAAGGTTGTTTACTTTAGAAACTTTGGTGCTAAGAATCCAAATCCAATTACTGCGGATCCAAGACCAAATGAAATTATTCATTTCAAGCAATACTCACCTTTAAATACTTTTTACGGTGTTCCAGACATCATGTCTGCAATTAATTCACTATACGGTGATCAGTTAGCATCACAATATAATATTGATTACTTTAGCAATAAGGCTGTGCCTAGATATGTTGTAACATTAAAGGGTGCACGTTTGTCTAGCGATGCAGAAGATAAGATGTTTAGATTCCTTCAGACAAACCTAAAAGGACAATCACACAGAACTCTCTATATTCCGCTTCCAGGAGATTCAGATAATAATAAGGTTGAATTTAAGATGGAGCCAATTGAGAATGGCGTACAGGAAGGTTCATTTGAAAGATATCGCAAGCAAAATCGTGATGATATTTTAATTGCTCATCAGGTACCATTGTCAAAAATTGGTGGAGGAGATTCGGGTGGCATTGCTTCGGCCCTTTCACAGGATCGTACATTTAAGGAGCAGGTTGCAAGACCAGCACAGAAAGAATTAGAAAAAACCTTAAGTAAAATTATTAAAGAACGAACAGATATTTTAGTTCTTAAGTTTAATGAGTTGACATTAACTGACGAAATCGCACAGTCTCAGATTTTGGAAAGATACGTTAAGACTCAAGTTATGCTTCCAAATGAGGCTAGATCTGCTCTAGGTCTTCCACAAAGGGAAGGAGGAGATGAGCCTTTTAATCCTAAGCC